ACGTTGACGCGGGAGGTCATGCGGGCGGTCGCTGCGGCGCGGCCTGCACCCTCGACGGCCGACAGGTCCACGTCAGCCACCGAGCGGGATCGTGAACGGACCCGACAGTGCGGTGCCCGTGAACGTCGCGAGCTCGGCCGCCTCGGTCGCAGTCAGGTAGACCCCGGCCTGGCGTGTGTCCGTGTCGCGGCGGTACGTGTAGTCGTCGATGGTCTCCGACGAGTAGCCGTTCGGGTTCCGGTACGCGCGAGCTGCGACCTCCAGAGCGATCGCCTTCACCCGGGTGGGAACCGTCGCCAGCGTGCCGGTGACGTCCTCGACGAGATCCGACGCCATGCCCGCGAACAGCGCGACAGTGGCATCGGGAGAGCCCATGCGGAGGTAGGAGGCCAGATCGGCGTCCGAGATGACGGGCATGATCGGCCTCCTACCTCTCGCTGGGTCCGACTCAGGCAGAGACCGAGGTCTCGCCCGTGTCGAGGTTGTGCTTCACGCGCACCACGGAACCGTCGGGCCGGGTGGCCTCGTACTCCTCGATGCGCTGGTCCTTCTCGGGAACGCCAGCGGCCTCCTCGAGCGGCTTGCCCGGCAGCACGCCGTTGACGACGCCGGCCGCCAGCGCCTCGGCGCTGGGCTGCGGGGTGACGGTGTGCGCCACCTCGTTCGGGTCGGTTGTGTCGTGCGGCGCGTCACCGGGGGCGACGGTCGACGGGGTCTTGACGTCCTTGTCGAGGCGCGTCTCGGTCGGGTTGGCCTTCGCAGCCATGTCGGTCTCCTCTGTCTCGGTGTGGGTTGTCAGGAGTTGAGGACACCGCGCAGACGCGCGGCAGCCTTGCCACCGAAGACACCGAGCCCGCAGTAGAACTCGAGCCGGGTCCGGTAGACGGGCTGGGACTGCAGCAGGCCGAGGTCGTCGACCATGACGCCGCCGTTGGTCAGACCGGTGACGCCACCGTCGGTCTCGTCCTCGCCGAACTTCACGGCGTAGATCGAGGTGGTGGTCCCCGAGGCGGCGCCCTGGGTCTCGGTCTGCGGCAGGATCTTCGTCCCGGCGAGGTTGTCGCCCGGGTCGAGGACGGGGATGCCGTTCCACGCGAGGATGCGCTTCCCGGTGACGTCCTCGTTGAAGTAGTCCACGCCGCCCATGCGACGGCCAGCCGAGCGGATCTTCGCCAGGATCGAGCTGTTGGCGTAGATGGCGCCGTTCGTGGCGTCGAGGCCCGGCACGCGGGAGATCAGGTCGTCGAGCGCGTCGAAGAACCCGTTCCGAGTGGCGTCGTCGGTGTTGACGCCGGCACCGTTGGTCGCGTAGTCGACGACCTGCGAACCGGTGAGCCGCTTCTTCAGCCCGTCGAACGCCTTCGTGTCGACGGTGACGTCACCGTTGAAGAAGGTGTCCTGGAACTTGTAGGACGCGGCCTTGACCTTGAGCCGGGTCTGGATGGCCCGCTGGTCGTTGAGGTTCCCGCGCGTCTGCACGATGAACCGGTCCACGTCGGCGTCGCCACCGAGGATGACCAGGGACTCAGTCGCCTGGTTCACGGTGCCGGTCGACTCGGTGTATGCCTCGTTCACCGCACGGAAGGCGACGCCGGGAAGCGTGCCCTCGGTGTTGTAGGCGTAGGCGTTGCCCTCGATGTCCATGAGGGGCAGACGGTCGAGGACGGGCGACATCTGCACGAACGTCTCGACGACGCCGCGCTGCAGGTCGTTCTGTGAGAGCACAGCGGCCTGGGCAAGGGTAACTGCCATGACGGGTGACTTCCTTTCGGGTGTTGCCCGTCACCGGCACGGCTGCCGGACGGGACGATTACTTGGTGGCGGACTGCTCGTAGGCGACCCGGAGCCGACCAAGGCCGGGGGTCGCGGTGGTCGTGCGTCCGCCGCTGCCAGTCGTGCCGATCCCCGCGTCAGATGCGGACCCGGCGCCGTCACCGGCATCGATGAGGTAGGGCTTGGACTTCGCGAGACCGTCGACCAGCGACTTGAGCGCCTTGCTGTCGACTTCGCCGTTGTCGTCGACCTCGACCTCGGCGAGGCTGCTGCCGAGCTGGGCGATGACGTCGGCCGGGTCACGGAACTTCGCCGTTGCGGCGAGTACCTTGGCCTCGGCACGGATCAGGCGGTCGTTGGCGCGCTTGGTCGCCTCGGACTCGCCTTCCTTGCGGGCGGCGTCGATGGCCTTCTCCTGCTCGGACTTGCTGGCGTTGCGCAGCTTCTCGAGCTCGGCTTCGGCAGCCTTGGCGCGGCGCTTGGCCTCCTCGCGCTCGGCCTTCATGCGGTCGAGGGCCTGCTTACCGGCGTCGCCGAGGGCGGCTGCAGCGGCGTCGTCGCCGTCTCCAGCGCCGTCGTCGCCACCGTTGCCGCCCTGGTCGCCGTCGCCAGCGTCCCCGCCATCACCGTCGGCCTCCATCGACCAGCCGCCGAAGAGGGCGCGGTTGCGCGCCATGATCTCGTTGACCGTGCTCTGGATGCTCTCGGGCATGACGAACGGGTTGATCTTCATGGTTCCTCCGTTGCGGAGTAGTCCCGACGCCTTGCGCGTCAGGAGGTCAGGTAGCCGTAGAGCCGCAGGAGGCGCAGGGCCTCGGCGCGGTCTCCGTCGGCAATCCGGTAGATCGACTCCGGGCGTAGGCGCACCAGCAGCGTCGGGTTGGCCTTGCGCCACGCCGATCGCCTGGTCGTGCCGTAGTTGGTCACCTTGACCCGCCGTCCGAACAGGTCGGCGGTCGAGATGCCCTGCGCGGAGTTGATGACCTTCGTGATGTCCGCGCCGTCCTTGATGGCCTGCGTCTCGGCCTCGGTCAGGTCGCGGATCATGCCCTTTTCGAACGCCTCACGCGGCGAGGACACCAGCCCCGCGTCGTGAGCCTCTTCCCAGTCCTGAACCGGCCAGTGCTGGCAGTCGCAGCCCGGATGGCGCTTGAAGCCCTCCAGATCGCGGTAGATGCGACCCGCCAGGACCACACACCGCTTGCAGGACGGCGGGTTGAGCACCCGCACGTAGTTCTGCCAGTCCGGCCGGGCGTTCATCTCGACCTGAGCGGCTGCGCGGGCCGCGTCTTGGATCTCGGATGCGATCAACTGCTCCACCGAGGCCATGAACTTCGCCGCGTCCGTCCACCAGTTGTCCGGCAGAGCCTCGGGCGGTGCCGGTACGAAGTGGTCGATGGTGGCGACGATCGGCTCAGAGATCGGGAACCCTGCCGACGAGACCCCCGCGAACGCTGTGGCGGTCGTCAGGGCGGTCTGGTCGTCCGCCGCCTGCGCTATCGCAGTGCTGGCGGTCGTGGCGGCGGCCAACTGGTAGGCGCTGACCGTCGTGACGACCTCGGACAGTGGACGGCGGCGCTGGAACAGGGTGCGGATCGCGGCGACCGCCTGAGACGCGATGAGCGCCTGTCGCAGGTAGTGACTACGCGCCTGAGCCGGTCGCAGCGTCGCCACTGTTCACGCCCTTGATGGCCGCGCGAGTGACCGGGTCGAGAAGCGCGAACGGGTCGGACTGCTCGGCGTCGATCTGCCCCATCCACTCGTCGACCTTGGTCAGCGTCGCGCCGGGGATCATCTCGAACGCCGCACGGCGCGGGAAGCCGGTCGCGATCAGCTTCGTGATCGCGTCCACGGTCTGCGCGAACGAACGCGCCTCCGCGTCACCCCAGATGACCTCGGACGCCAGATCCTCGGCGTTCTCGCCCCGGGCCTTGTTCGCCAGCCGCATGACCTGCTCGTGCGACTCGCCGGCCGCCGTCTGCAGATCCTTCACGAGCGCCTGCAGCGTCGACTCCGCACCTGCGAGCGCGTCGCCGGACAGGTTCGCCATCCGGGTCAGGAGGTACTGCGGCGGCACCTGGCCGGTAGCGAAGAACTGCGACAGGAACTCGCTCAGGACCGAGATGTAGTTGCCCAGGTTGGACTCGGGCAGGTCGAAGACCTTCGTGTCCTTGCCCGGGAAGACGAGGGCGCGGTCGACGCCGATGCGGCCGGGGGAGTTCAGCACCGGGATCGGCTGACCCTGCGCGTCAGTCATCACCGACCCGTCGCCGTTCTTGCGCCACACCGGCTTGCCCTGCTCGTCACGGACGACCGGGTCGTAGCCGGTGAAGATCCGCTGCCGGAACGCTGAGAACTGCATCGCCAGCAGCGTGTTGAAGCGGATCGTGTTGATGGCATCCTGCTGCGGGATCAGCGGGTCGATCGACGGATGCAAGTCGCCGTCCTCGTCGGCGTTGAGCGAGTACGGCACGAACGGCGACTCCCCGAGCGGGTTGCGACCCTTCTTGACGAACTGCCACAGACCGACGTCACCGTCACGCTCGAAGCGCCACCACTCGCCGTCGTCGTAGACGATCCCGACCTGCTTCTTGCCCGTGACCTGCGCCGCGTTCGGCACCCACAGGGGCGACGGAGCGCGGCCACGGAGCGTGAACGTCTTGACCGCCCACTCGATACGCGTCGGATCCTCAGGGTCCAACTCGAGGTGCACGCGCTTGCCGGACTCCACGCGCACGACGGGCGACTTCGGGGCGGCGGCGTTCGGCCACACGCTCATGATCCCGAGGTCGTGCACCATCATGTTGACGTAGACGAGGCGCTGCTTGCTGTCGAGGCGGTTCGGCTGCCACACGTCGGTCCACGCGGACTTGTCGGCTGCCTTGTCCCGACCGGTGCGGAAGCCGTCGCAGCGGAGCCGCTGGACGGGCGCGAGAAGCGCCAGCTTGATCCAGTTGGCCGGCGCCTGCTCCTGCAGGGCCTCGTACTCCATGTTGACGCCCTCGGGCGCAAACGGCTTGTCCTGCTCGCCGTCGAAGTAGTCGCGGCGCCGCTTCCAGTCCTTCTCGCCGTCCTTGAGGCTGGCGATTCCGAGGTCTAGCCGGTTGAGAGCGGTCTTCGCGTCCAACGTCCGCCCTCCTCCGGGTCTAGTTGAAGCCGTACATCGCGGTCGAGATGCCCGCAGGTTCCAGATCCGGCCATCCGGCGGCCGTGACGTCGCCCGCTGCCTCGTGGGCGAGGATCGAGACGACCGCCATGTCGATCTTTCGGCCGTCGCCGGGCTTGGACAGGACGTAGCGGCCGTTCAGCCGGGGCGACTTGCGGGCGTTGCCGATGTGCAGGGCGGTCGTGGGGCAGCCGTCGTGCGTGAATGTCGACTCGGCCTTGTTGACGTCCACGAGAAGGCGCTCAGCAGCGGCGTGCATCGGCTTGTCGCGCTGCGTGTACCACCGGATCACGACGCTATCGCCGTAGGACTCTGCCCACGAATCGACCTCAGTGGTCCAGTACGGCGGGTCGCAGTAGACGCGGGCCACCTTGTAGGTCGCCATGATGTACGCGAGCCCTGCCGAGACCTCCAGGCGCGGCACCTGATGGTTGGGGTGGTCGGCCGGGTTCCAGATCATCGGGCGGCCATCGGGGAAGGTCGGCGTGAACTGGTAGCCGTCGCGGGTCTCGCAGCGGAAGCCCGTCCAGTCGTCCACGTCCGAGCCGTCGAAGCCGACGACCACCTGAGTCTGTGGCCTCACCTCGCGCGGCTGCGCCCTCGTCGCCCACGCTTCTGGCGCGAGCCACGTTCCGAGGCCGGCCACGACCCGGTTGCCGTAGAACCTCTCGGCCTGGCCGGGGTCCTTCTCCATGAGCTCAAGCGCCTCGGCCTCGATGCCGTCGAGGTCGACGTGCGCCGTGCCCGCGTAGACGAACTGCAGGATCTTCCGCCGCTCACGAGCGACCGAGAACTTGTAGGTCGTGCCGTCGGAGTGGCGCAGTGACGGCTCCAGGTCCGGGTTGCGCCAGAACCGGAAGATGTCGGGCCGCTTCGACTCCTGGGTGCGCTGGGCGACCGAGTCCTCGGATGGGTCCCAGGTGTTCGTCAGCTCGATCGACCGACCACCCATGCCCGCCGCGCCACGGCGCTGCGTCTCGGCGACCTTCCGCAACTTGTTCGAGTCGGTGTAGAGCTGCGTCTCGTCGTGCAGAGCGAAGACGATCGGGTTGCCCAGCCGTGACATCGCCGACGACGTGACGGTCTCGATCTTCCCGTCGTTCGGCAGTCGCGTGAACTCCTCACCGACCGTGACCTGCTCGGCGAGCGGCCCGTAGCGCAGCATCGGCTTGAGGTGGCCGTAGACGTTGGCCTCGATCGCCTCGTCGCTCGTGCCGGTCAACTGGATTAGGGGAGTGGCCCACGGGCGGCCCATCGGCTCGCCCGCCTCGTAGGCGTAGGACCAGCCGCAGGAACAACCGTGATCGTCGCAGTAGTAGACCTCGCCGCCCTCGGCCCAGCCATCGAACAGCACCGGACCTCGAGCCTGAGCGGCGACCAGCGAGGCGGCGAACGGCCCCTTACCGATCTTCTGAGGGCCGACGACCTGCATCCTGCGCCAGAAGAACGCGGTCGCGAGCTGCCCGAGCGTCGCCGTCGGCTTGATCCGGTACCAGTTGGCCGCACACCAGAGCTGCCAGTCGTAGTGGACGAACGGCTCACCCTTCGCGTCCCGGTCGGGGACGATCGCGTGAACCTCGGTCCAGTCGATCGCTACCCAGAGCGTCGGGAAGTCGACGACGTACTCGTCAGGCCCCGCTGCCATCGACGACCTTCAACCGGTCGCGGGCACTGCTGCGGCGCGGCGTCGACTTCTCCTCGCGCCGATCGGCCGTCTCGTCCTCGGCGATGCGAATCCGAGCGCGGGCCTTGGCGTCACGAGTCAGGTACAGGTCCGCCATCATCATGCGGACGGTCTTGCGGTTCTCCGCGCTGGCCTTCTCGACCTCAGCCTCAGCGAACATGCGGACCGTGAGCGCAACGTAGTCCTCGGACCCGTCCGCCTCCCACAGCAGTGCCTCAGGCTTGCGCCACCAGCGCTCCCACAGCACCAGCTCGCGGCTGGTCGCGTCAGTCAGCGGCCACTCGGGCGCATCCGCCTGACGGCCCTCGCTCGGAAGGTCTGTCCACTGGGCGTCGTCCTTGCGGGCGCGACGCAGAGCGTTCGGATCGGGCGCCGGCCCAGAGCGCGAGCGTGCTCCACCCTTCGGCATGACTCCTCCTCGACGGCCTTGCGCCGCGTTGGGTCGCGTGCCACCTTGCGCGGCTCCGCGTTATGCGCCTCGTGATATGCCGGGGACCCTCTGAACCTGACGGACCCCGCTGAGCCCTCCCCCGCGGTAACCC